AAGGTGCTTTATCAAGACAAGAAGGTTTACCACATGTTATACAAGGATTTATTGAACAGATAATGTCGCCTGAAAAAAAAGAAACAGAAGATGGTGTAGATTTACATTATTCTAGATTTGATTCACCACTCTTGGCAGATGTCATAGAAATAGTTAGTGAAGTTACAGAGGGTGATGATGAAATAGATGTAGAGTTTAAATCAGATATGGAAGAAGAAAAAGATACTTTACATAATAAAAGAAATAAAGAGCTTATTAAAGAGGAAGATGAAGATGATGAATGAAGAAAAGAATGAAGCATTATTAGAATTGTTTGCTGAACTCGTAGTCTATCTTAACTTAGAGGAAATGATAGAACATTGGATAGATGAAGAAACAGTTGACCTTAGTAAAGACGAGTTTAGAAATTTTTTAAATCACAAAAGAATTACGATACATTAGTAATTGCCGATATGACTATTCGAGGCACAAAATTAGTTAATTTTAAATTTAATAATCATAGGAGATTATAATCATGGGTAGAAAGAAACTATCAAAAACACAAAGAGTAATTAATGCATTTACAAGAGGTGATACAATTACTTGGAAAACATTAAGAAACACATTTGACCTAACTTCACCACAAGCAATGGTGGACAAACTAAGAAGTCAAGGTTTTATGATTTACATAAACAAAGATTCTAAAGGTACTTCGTATAGAATGGGTACACCTTCAAAAGCAATTATTGCTGCTGGTGTCGGTGAAGTATTGATGAATGGTGGTGCAGATAAAGCAATTGTTGCCGCTGGAATCAAAGCACTTTATGGAAATGGCGTAGGATACGCTTCTTAATTAATTAAGAATTAGTTTTGGGTGGCCTACCAATAAGTGCCACCCTTTCTATAGGGATTTAATATGATATTAGTTGACATGAATCAAATCACGATTGCATCTGTAATGATGCATTTGAGAATGAATGACAATCAGTTAGATGAAGAAATGGTCAGACATATGATATTAAATTCAGTAAGATTATATCGCACCATGTTCAATGAAAAATATGGTGAGATAGTATTAACATATGATTCTATAAACTGTTGGCGTAGAGATGTATTCCCACAGTATAAAGCAGGTCGTAGAAAAGGTAGAAAATCAGATGATAATGATTGGGAAAAGATTTTTGGATTACTCAATGATATCAAATCAGAAGTCAATGAGTTTTTACCATACAAAGTTATAGAAACTTATAGTGCTGAAGCAGATGATATTATTGCTGTACTATGTAAGAAGTATCAAGACGAAAAAATTATGATTGTATCTGGTGATAAGGACTTTATTCAGTTGCATAAATATAGTAATGTACGACAGTATAGTCCGATTACAAAGAAACATGTAAATGGGGTTGACCCTGTTGTATATATAAAAGAACATATACTTAAAGGCGATAGGTCAGATGGAATACCTAATGTATTATCACCAGACCATACATTTACAGATGAACTAAGGCAAAGACCTTTAACATCTAAAAGAATTGAAAGTATATTAGCTCAAGAAATTGACGAACTAGATGATGAAGTGAAACGAAATTATCAAAGAAATAATAGACTGATTAATCTGGATAATGTTCCAGAAGAATTAGAAGAAAAGATTCTAGATGATTTTAATGTCGCCACTTGTGGTGATAGAAGTAAGTTATTAAATTATTTTATAGATAAAAGACTGAAAAGTCTAACTGAACAAATTGGAGAATTTTAAAATGGCATATTCACATACACTATTGTTTTCAGATGTACTTGATAAAGTACACAAAGCAAAAACAAAAGTAGAAAAAGTAGCAACACTAATAACAAATGATACACCAGCATTAAGAATGTTGTTGAAGGCATCTTTTGACCCTACAAAAGAATGGGTAATACCAGAGGGTGAAGTACCTTATACACCAAATGAAGCACCAGAGGGAACAGAACATACAGTTCTTGCTCAAGAATCAAAAAAACTTTGGCACTTCATTAAAGGTGCAGACAATGATACACCACAAGCACAGAAAGAAAAAATGTTTATACAGATGTGTGAGGGTTTGTGTCATTCTGAAGCAAAACTATTAATTGCTGCCAAAGATAAAAAATTACATCAAGTTTACAAAGGTTTATCAAAAGATGTAGTGAAAGAAGCATTCGGCTGGGGTGATGATTTTATGATTGAAAAACCACCTGTATACCCACAAGCGCCTGGTAGTGCTTCTGGAGTATAAAAAACTTGACAATAGTTGTGTCAAGCTGTTATACTGTTTTAGATGATGAGGATATAGTAAAAGTTACGCTATCACCAACTCACTCTCTCTCTCGACCTCATCAAAGAGTTGGTGTTAGCACTTATTGAGGAATTTGCGTATGTGGTATAAAAGTATTACACTTGGTTTCCAACTAAGAGAAGATTGGGCAGTACAATCCATACGCTCCATTAATTATGAGTAGACAAGTCAAAAAAATACCATACAAGTTTGTTCATGTTTATTGGATTGATATTGTATCAGACAGTTCTTGGAGAAGTATAGAAGAAGTTAAAGAAAGTAAATGTCCTAGAAGTCTTAGTACAGGATTTCTTATAAGCGATGAAGAAGATTTTGTTAGATTGGTAAGTGATTTTAATTTTAATGAAGATGGAACGATTGATGAATGTGGTAATTCTACAATCATACCTAGACATAATGTATATGATATAAAAGAGGTTTCGTAATGACTATGAAAGATATAAAAATAATAGTAGTAGTTTCACTATTAGTAATAGGATATGAAGCATATGGAGATGATAGAAAATGTTTAACAGAAAACATTTATTTTGAAGCAAGAGGTCAAGGTCAAGCTGGTTGGTTAGCAGTTGCACAAGTTACACAAAATCGTGTAAATGATAGAAGATTTCCAAACACAGTATGTGAAGTTGTTAAACAAGGTTTAACATATGCAAGTGGCGACCCTATTCGAAACAAGTGTCAGTTCAGTTGGTATTGTGATGGTAAATCAGACAAACCTAAAAATACAAAAGTTTATAATGAGATATCTGAATTAGTAAATTATATCTATGATGTAAAAGGTCAACCAAACCATGAGTTACTTGATATTACAGATGGTGCAACACATTATCATGCAGATTATGTAAGACCATCTTGGGCAAAAACAAAAACAAAAACCATAGAAATCGAGGACCATATATTTTATCGTTGGGAGAAGTGATGTTAGAACATATAATCAGAACGCCGTTTGATATGAAACCTGTTTTCAAACCTTGTGAACGACCAACATTTAATGCAAACCATACTGATATATTCATACAAGCACAAAAAAGAATTGAGTTAGATAATTTAGATAGAAACATTTGGTTCGAAACACCACTTGCAGTAGAAGAAGAATTAGTATTTAAGACAGCACAAAAACTAGGATTATTTAATCAGAAAAGTGATTACAGAGTTTTAATTGATTGTGATAATATAAAACAATTAGGAATGGCAATTGAAGATGATGTTGTCATCATGCACGAGGGTAAACTAGAAGCATGTATGGTAGCATTTCCATCATCATGGAATGCTGGAGAAAAAGTAGGAAAAACTCTTGCAGAATTACATGAACCTATTGCAGACAATGAAACACTAGTTCGTGCATCTAATGGTATCATGAGAGCTATGACAAGTGGACAATCATTTGAAAGGTATACATGGGGTATAACATCACTAGATGGATATAGTAATCACCCATTATATGAGAAACCAGACTTTGATAGTTTAGATGATTTAACCTTTAGAGTTGAACATGAAAGGACTATGACAGTCATTAAAGACACGACAGCAGTCTTCTTGATACATGTAGACATATACCCTCTAAAAGAGGTCTTAAAGACCGATTTTGGACTGATTAAGGGGTCTATTGACAGTATGAGTTCCAATGTGTTACAATACAAAAACCTAGTAAAAGTAAAGGAATTAATGAATGAATATATTTTACCTACATGAAGACCCAATAGAGAATATCAAAATGCATGTTGATAAACATGTAGTTAAGATGGCAACTGAATATGCACAATTATTATCTACAGCACACAGAGTGTTAGATGGTGAATTGTACGAAGGTAGAACTAAAAATAATCATAGAATCAAAAGATGGAAAATGCCTGACGATAGAGAAAGTATATTGTACAAGGCAAGTCATGTGAATCATCCTTGTAATGTGTGGGTGCGTGAAAGTAAATCAAATTATCGTTTGATGTATAAGATTTATGTGGCTTGTCTTGCAGAGTATACTTATAGATATGGAAAAATACATGGTGCATCTAAACCATCATTATTTTTATTAAAGGCACCAGACAATATTAAAGACATTGGTTTGACAGAAGTACCTCAAGCAATGCCAGAGTATTGTAAAGTAGTTGGTAATCCTATAGAGGCATATAAGAACTACTATATAAATGAAAAGAATGGATTCGCTACTTGGAAAAACAGAACAAAACCAGAATGGTACAAGGAAAAAAATGCCAACATACACATTTAAAAATAAAGATACAGGTGAAGTCTTCGATAAGATAATGAAGATTGCAGAAAAACCAGAGTATCTAAAAGACAATCCAAATATAGAAGCAGTATTAACTGCTCCTAATTTTGTAGGCGACCATATCGTTAAAAAAATGGATGGTGGCATGAAAGAAACTTTACAGAAGATTGCAGAGAAAAGTCCTAATACGCCATTGGCAGATAGGTTTACTAGTAAGACTGCAAAACAAAACCAAAAAGATAAGGTGGTAAATAAATATAATCTCAAAGACACTCTACTTTGATAAATACTATTGTGTTATAATAAATTTAACAATAGATTATACACAGGGGGTTGACTGAGGGAATAGTTGACCCCTACTTCTTATATTATAATATGTTAATATTGAACAAACAAGATGCTATATATTCTGCTACGAAGTTAATTAAATACTTCAAGGACTTCAATCGTATTGATGATTACTTTCGTGCTAGAAAAATAGAACGAGTAAAGAATATACCACAAGCATTGCCAGGTATGGGTCTAGATGATGATATGTTTCAATCATACGATATGCACCCACAAGACATGAACTTTGAAATTATACTACCATCAAATGAAATATTTGATACTATGCTTGAAATGGTTGCATCATTTTCACCAGACAATGCTCCTGGCAAAATGTTAAAACTAATTGTCAAAGAAACAAACACAAATAAAGTTGTTGGATTTATTAAATTAGGTTCACCAATAATTAATTCTAAACCTCGTAATGATTACTTGGGTGGTACACCAGATTTAAGTATATTTAACAAGCGTGCCATTATGGGTTTTAATATTGTTCCTGTTCAACCATTTGGATATAATTATCTTGGTGGTAAGTTGATGGCATCTATTTGTACTTCACATGCAGTTCGTAGAATGTTAAATGAAAAATACGATACAGAGTTCTGTTTATTTGAAACAACTAGTTTGTATGGTAACATTAAAGGTATGTCTATGTATGATGGTATGAAACCATTTTTAAGATACAAAGGTGATACACTATCTAAGTTTTTACTAACACTTGGTGAAGACATATATTTTGAAATGAGAGATTGGTTTACAGAAAAAAATGGTGGTGAAGATTTAGTTCCTGCCAGAACAGAAGATGGAAAAGTTACAGCAAGTAGAAAGTTAAAAATTCAAAGTAAAATGGTAGGTATTATTAAAGCAAGTTTAAAACAACATGATACTAAAGCATATAAAATGTTTACTGAACAAATGAATAAAGCAAGTGATGTTACTACACAAAAAAGATTTTATATGGGTGAGTATGGATATTCAAATGTAAGAGATGTGTTGTTAGGAAAAACAGATGTTCTAACTAAATCAGAAAACTTTGATAGGTTTGAATTAGAAAATATTACTGAGTGGTGGAAAAAGAAAGCTGGTAAACGATATGAAAAAATGGTTGCAGAAAATAAAGTTCGTACAGAACTAGAAGTTTGGAATCAAGATACAATGGATAAAATTGATATAATAAGATGATTGATTTAAATATTTGGAAAATTAAATGGTGTTACTTTACAGATTATCACAAGTATTGTGATAGTTTTGCTCAATATGGTGCAACTTATAGTTTTGTTTTCAATGAAACTATACCAAAAGATTATCAACAACCATGTGAGTTTGAAGAATGTGTACATGTTGGTAAATCTGCTGGATATTATTATGATAAACAAATGGGCACCAAAGGAAAGGTTAGAAGTCATGTGCATAA